ATCAGTTGCATCACCAAAATCAATGTCCTCACCACCTAAGTCTCCTCCACCTAAGTCTTCTCCACCACCTAAATCACCATCATCTAAACCTAAGTCTTCTTCTCCGAAGCCACCACCTCCAAAGCCACCACCACCTCCACCTACAGCTGGTCCTCCACCCTCTGCGTCAGCACCTTCTTCACCTTCTGGTACACCACCTTGTTTAGCAATTTCGATATCACCATAGATTCTATCTACCTTATCAAACATACCAGTGTTCTTAATTACATTAGCCGTATTCTCAAGTTCAGCAGCTGCTGCTTTCTCCATTCTTTGTTCAAGAAGGTCTTGTTTAATTTCATCATCTGACCATCCAAGAATTTCTCTCTTAGCTTTGGTCATACTCATAGCACCGAACCCATTACCAGCATCAACAACAGCATCTTTATAAAGTGTCATCTTAGATTGTAAGTGTTCAACCTTAAGCATCTCAGCTTGTACTGATGGATTATTAAGTGTAAGTGTAAAATTATCTAACTCTTCCTCAAATCCTAGAATATATAAGTGAACAATTGCCACCTTATTTAATTCTTGAATCATTGCTTGTTGAATTCTGTTGATAGTTCTAGAGAATCTAATATCTTGTAACGCAAGATTCTTTCCTTCACCAACAGCATCTTCAAACCCTAAGAAGGACTTAGGCACTCTAAGTGCTGTAAATAATTTTCTTTGTAGGTATTCAATATCAGCAATTTGGTCCAAGTTCTGTGCACCCGCAAGTGTATCAATTGGGTTAGGGGCACTCTCATCTCTAACTGGGATAAAGAAATCTTGGTCATTTGCCATTTGATTATATTTCAAATCAATTTGACCTGTTTGTGGGTCAATAACTGGCATACGCTTAAATCTATTTGCAATTTCATCTACGTATGGCCCCACATCTTCATCATCGATGTTACCAACATAAATCTTATATACTCTTCTTTCTGGTGCTCTTGTTACCCTATAGATAAGCATAGCATCCTCAGATAAAAGAAGTTGTTTCCAAATTCTTCTAGCCTTTTCAAGTACTGATGTACCATAAGGTAATCTTCTATCATCTCCTAATAAACGGAAATGTGCCATTTGCCATGAAGAGAATTCAATATCTCTACCCTTCCAGAAGAACTTTACTTTACCGTCATCACTATCACCTGTAGTTCTTGAAATAGCATCATAAATATTACCCTCTCTTCTCTCCATTTCGAAGTTAGGCATTTGTCTTGCCCCAATAATACCAGCCTTATCGTCTATGTTAAGATACACAAAGTCATCACCATACTTACATGTATTTCTAGTCCACATAGGTAGTGTTGTATGAATATCAAGTCTGTTATTGAATAGGTCTTTTAGTATCTTCTTAACTCTCTTTGAATCAGAATAAATATTAAGAACCTCACCCTTATCGTTAACTGTTGTTGCTTCCTCCATCATTATATCTAAAGCGGCAGCAATCTCTGGGTAAAACTCCATATTCTCGAAATCAGAATACGAACCAATACGTGTTGTTTCATAATGAATCGATTGTTGAAATAGTTCACCATCAACCTTTTTCCATAATCCACCAACATACTTGTTTTGCTGTGCTTGTAATTTCTGAGCATCATATTCAGCCTTATCATTAGTCTTTAGTAACTCCGTGTTACCAATTGAATATCTATTTGTTTTGTCCTTAGGTACATTAATACCATCTGGTCCAAACATGTTATTCATTCTCTGAAAGACCGTCAAATTCTTCTTCTTAGCCATATTAATTTTTTCTTAATTATACTGTATTTTTCTTTATAAATAAACACTTATTTCACATAATCACACGCAACGTATGCAATTCTTTGTTGAATACCATTAATCACCGCTATCACATAAACATATGTAACCCTCCAATCCTCACCTTGTGAGCGAGGTGTAGCTGTACAAAAGAACTTTCTATCACCATCTGAACCACCTTTAACTGTTTTACCTGTTGGGACTGGACACCACTTATATAGTTTACCACCCTTCTGCAAGCCATTTTTTCTTGTAAAGCATTTTTTATTTTTTATCATATTTTCTATAAATTATTTTGTTCCACTAAATAACCACATGTAGTCACCGTTAGGGTCTTGCATATTGTTTGATACGTTAGGATTTAATCGTGGTCTAGGGGCAGTTTTCTTACCCTTATTACCCTTAGATACAAATCCACCATCGTAACTCTTATTGTTAATATTCGCAACATTTTGACCACCTGTTATCCAACTGTTAAGTATTGCTTTATTCTGTGCTTTAGCTTTCTTAAGGTTTTTGAATGAATATTCAAGAACCCACATAGCCATACCCAATGCCATAAGTAAATCATCATGATAACCTTCCATGTGGTCTGGTCTACCATTCTTATAAATGAATGTCTTCATTTCTGACACCATTCTTCTTGACCTAATTTTAACAAAGTTTTCTCTTAATACTTTCTCCATATTTGAAATCATTGGAAGACGAACACCGTTAGCATTAAAGCCTGGGACTTTTTCGTTGTCCTTAACCAAACCTAATCTAGATTGATTAGCTAACACCTTACCAATAGCTTGTTTATCATGATGGAGTAATTTTTTACTGTAATTCAATTCTATCAACTTAAGTACTGTTGACACACCCATACCACCTGTAATATCGACAACAGTGTATGCATTGTACATATTACCATAATCATACACATATTGGGCTAAGATATCTGGTTGTACCTTACCTTGATACTCCATTACTTGTTCCATGGTAGTAAAGTCAATGATTACTATCGTTGAACTATCCTCACCATCACCCCTTGATACATCGACACCCATAATGTATTTATGGTCTATAATGGGTTCTTCCCATATCCAAAATTCTTGTTCTAGACCTTCAACGAATTTTGGGTCTAATACATTTTTCTTATCGTGTAGTTCTATGGTCTCATCTTCAATAACATTACCACCAGAACCTAAGAACGATACGTCTAACTCCTGTGCAATCTTTCTAGCGTTATTATTAAGTGCCATACACATATTCTCATACCATGTTGATGTTGGTTTCCAGTCATCTTCGATTCTCTTAAGGTATGAGGCAAGGTTAAACTCTATTTCCTTCTCCACAATATCATCACCATCAACCTTTTTATACCACCTTAGGTCCTTATTGTATCTTGGGTCTTCAAACCAACGCATTTCAACGATATGGTAAAGGTTATCCCCAGACTTAGATTTTTCGTATGTTTTATAGTAAAGTGGGTCCATACCATTAGGTGTGGAAATTAGAATTACATTTCCACCCGTTGATATCGAAGACATTGCAGCTGCATATACAGCATCACCATTATCGATAAAGGCTGCCTCATCAAATACAAGGTATGTAGGTGTATACCCACGAAGTGCATCTTCCGATGTCGCAACGGCAATAACTTGTGAGCCATTAGGTAATTCGATTTCTATCTTAGAATCAACAATAAAGATTGATTTCCTTTCGTTTTCCTCAGTACCGTAGTAATCAGAACCCCATATCCATCTAGGTAATTGCTTTAGGTAATCTTTAATACCCTTCAAGAATTTTTGTGATAATTTAAGCTTATTTGCAATAACAAGTATAACCTCTGGGTTATCCTTATCGGCAAAACCAGCTTTAACCGCCATATAAGCTTGTGTGGTGGTAGATATACCAGCTTGCCTTGGCTTGGTAACTAAATTATATCTATGTTCCTCAAAAGCATTAACAATCTGTTTCTGTCTTGGGAATAATTTGAATGGTACAAAACCTTCCTGTGTCTTATCGAAAGTCTCTAAAAAGTTTTCGATAGCATAGATTGGGTCCTTCAAACAATTGGCGTACTCCCTATATATTTCAGTTGTTGTTAACATATTCTTTTTATTATAAATATACTAACAAAGGCAAATAGCCCTAAAAACAAGAAAGCCCCTTGGGGCTTTCGTTATATTAAGTCGTTTATGTCTATATCGTCTAAGTCATTCAGTGAGAATCCTTCGGAGTCATCATCCCCTATTTCATCTCGGTATTCATCATCCTTGATTCTTTTCTTTGTTTCCTCGACAAGTCTTGAAATGATTTCCTTACCTTCATTCGTCCCAGCCATGATTTCTCTCATCTTGTGATTAAACTCACCCACTGGTAATGAAGCTAATTCTGAATAAACGTTATGCTTGTATTTAAAATCCTCACCTTCAAACAACTTTGCGAATCGTTCCCAAAGTGCTGGTCCTAATCTCATATCCCATGGTTCTGCACCTAAGAAGTCAGCTTTACCTATTACGTATTCAGCCATCTTTTCATCTTCTGGTAAACCATGTGCTGAAAGGACTTCCATAACACCTTTAACTAATTCATGTACAAGTACTGGGAATACCATACCTTGTGCGTGTATTTGACATTTAGGATTTTCTTCTGTTGGGAATATCACTCTGACAACACCACCATTTTTTTGTTGGTCCATATTTGGAACTATAAAGTAACAATAGTCAGCTGCCGCAATTAACTTACCATACTTAGTGCTAAGTCTTGGGTCTAAGTCAGACAATTCTTTATTAACCATGTGAAACATGTGTGTTGACTTCTTAGCAGCACCTTGTGTCATTGCATTAAGAAATCTCCTTTTATATACGTTGTCATTAGCTTCCTTGATTTGAGCATGATTATCAAACTCTAAATCCACAGCTACTGGTGACTTCTCACGCTTCATACCCTCTTCATTAATATTAGAAGTTAATTCTACCGTTATTTCACAAATATCCTCAGAAATATTGTATTCATCTCTAATCATCTGAACTGCTAGGTCTTCAAGTGCCTTTTTATGTTTAACCTCAATAGCAACACAATCATTAATCATTGGTAACTGGTCAAACATAACAGCATCATTATCTACCTCGTCAACGTCAAACTTCTCCTTGTAATTTTTCATTACATCTTCAAATCTCTCACCAACAATCTTTTGCTCGAAACTCATTTCATCGCTTTCTGGGAATATTGGGTGGTCACCCAAAGAATGTTTTCTTTCCTTTAACTCTCTTTCAAGTTGTGGGTCCATTCTTTCGTTATGACCCTCAGCATACCTAACATTCTCGTTAATTGGAGACTTAGGTTTCTTTGCTTCGTCTAAGGACTTCTTTGCTAATTTTTTATAATCCATTATTTAATATCTTTTACTTTAACTGTTCTTATAACGTTCTTATTAGATTTTGTATTCTCTCTAACGTTGCTATCACCTTTTGATAATATTTTAAGTTGTGCGATTACTGAACTAAGTTTATTTCTAGGGACCCCAATCATCTCCGAAAATTGACCAATCATCTCCGCTTGCTCTGTCGGATTATCTATCTTAGCTAAGTATGGTTGAATAGATGACATATCTAATTTAGCCAATACCCTTTTAACATCATTCTTAAGTTTAACTGGGTTGTTCGTTTCACCCTCAGCCTCAGTATGAACAACCTTTTGGTTTAACTTTAGAGGACTATCAGCAGACCTAGCAGTACCATCAGTTCTTGGTGTTGGTTGGTTTAACTTTAGAGGACTATCAGCAGACCTAGCAGTACCATCAGTTCTTGGTGTTGGTTGGTTTAACTTTAGAGGACTATCGGCAGACCTAGCAGTACCAGTTCTTGGTGTTGGTTGGTTTAATTTCATACCTTCATTAGCATTATCACCTTCCTCAGCGGCTAGTTGTTGCATAAGTTGTCTATAGTCTTCGTATTCATCCGCTTGAACCTCTGGATTCATACCATGTTCGATTCCTCTACTAACAGCACCATCATTCTCACCCAAAGCAATTGATTCTCTTCTATAGTCGTCATAAGCATCATCAATAGCCCAATCAATTTTATTTGACATACCATCAAATAATTCTGAATGTTCTTCATAACTAATGTATGTACCAAATAATTCTTGGAATGTAGATAGTAAATCATTTTTTAAACCATCTACTTGGTTGACGCTAAAATCTAACCCACCTTCATCTACCTTTTCTGGTAATCCGTTATGCTTTGTTGATGCGAAATCCTTAGCATCCTTCTTTGACATACCTTCGGCAGCTTTTCTAACTGCTTCACTAGCACAATCCCCAGTCTTCTTACACTTGTAAACCATACCCATGAATTGTTGTTGGTTCTGACTAACAGACTTCTCAACAATTTCTTCTTCACCGACCATACCAGCAACAAAGTCCTTAGCCTCTGGTTCATCAACATTTAGAGTATCTTTAGCTATATTAACTAAATCACTAATTCTAACTTTTAAGTCTTCTGGTTTAAGAGCTTCGTTCATTGCTTTCAATTCTTTACTTATCTTCTTCTTTCTGTCCATTGCTCAATTCTTTCTTGTAATCTAATATTAGGTCATGTTCGTAAAGTTTAGACTCTACATTTTTTATTTCTTCACCGAAGTGAAAGTGTAATCTTGATTCTGGATATACCTCATAGCTGTCCATATTCTCCCAAGCTAGTCCAATTACCCCATCTACTGCATCCCATACTGAAAATGAATCATTATCTTGTATGACATTAAACTGTTTATCTGGAGATACTAACGTACCAACCATTTTTACTAATTCTTCAAATGGTGGACTTGGATTACCAGCTGCTGGTATTGAATCCCAACCATCACCATCAATATCTTCTTTTGTGTTTGAAAAGATAAACTCATAGAGTGAAACACCCTTTCTATCGCTACCAATCACATGAATATATATCAAGTATAATTCTTCCATTAATCGTTGTATTTGTTTCCGTCTTCATCACCAGACACATAAAGTTGTTTATCAAGAACCATATCGACAACCAACATATCATTTTCTGCTTGGAATTCAACTAACTCATCATCAGACAATGGTGTACCATCTACATATGATGCAGACGCTATAAATGCATCTACAAAATCTGGATAATCATTCATATGAACACCTTTAATGTCAATCGTATTAACATCAACCATACTTCCATTGAAATCTATCCCATTAGACTCACCCTCTTCATGGATGAACTCACCAAACTTAGGGGGTGCATTAACTTTATCCTTTCTCTTTGGGGAGAACGGTCTATCAATTTCTCGTTTTCTTATTTTCTTTGGTTTAACTACTGGTTTAACAGGTACCATTGGTTCTGATGCTTCCATAATATTATCTTTATCTACAAAGTTACTATTTTTTTCTGACTCTTGCAAGATATCAGACACTGATTTTGAAGACCACATTTTACATGACCAGTAACCAGCACTAGTTTTATCTTTCTTTTGGTCACACTTATGTCTAGCCCTAAAAGATTTTCTAGCTTCTGGGTTGTCCCTTCTAATCTCCATATTAGGGTCACCAAATTGAACTTTAACTATATTACCCTTATCATTCTTAACGTAAACCTTAAACTTCTTCTTACAATCTTTTCCACATGATGAAGGTTTATTTAATTCTACTGTTTTACCTTGGTATTCAGCTTCTTGTATAGATTCGGATGTTTTTTTCCTACAAGACCCCTTTTCACCCTCTTTAGTGTTAGGAACTCGTTCATAACCATCCCAACAAGGGCTATTACCCTCTGTCGTTAAGAAATCAGCAACTTCTTCCGTATCGTCTGTTGACGTTGATATATGGTCATCAACCCAATCCATACCTTTTAATTTTTTATCTAATTTCTTTTTATCAATAGATAAGATTTTATCCGCATCTTGTTTCATGTTTTTAAGGTTAGATAACATCATATCATTTTCAGATTCAC